ACCACGTGCAGCTTCAACAATAATTGAATCACGCTTGTATGTTTCAAGTTCTTCGGCAAGTTTAATTGCGTCACCTGTTGTTGCGTTGAGTTTAGTTTCCAACTCTTCAACAGATTCAGCTAGTTCGTCAACTAGGTCAACTTTGGACTCAGGAACTTCAATGTAAGATTCTACAAAGACATCTTTCATTTTGTTCATGAACGTCTCAGCGATTTCAGTACGGAGACCGTTCTGTACCGCTACCTTGTTATCTTCCATCCAAGATTCAACTACATAGTTGAGGTAAGAATCTACTTTCTCAACAAGATCACCTTTAATAGATGATACTTCTTCAGCAAGTTCTTCTTTGTACTGTGACTCTAAACGATCAACTTCTTCTGATAGTTTAGATTTAACAGCAGCCTCAAAGATAACAGCAGTTTTCTCTTTGAACTCTTCTGACAAAGTTGCTTCAGATTCTACCAACGCATCCAACTCGGAAGTTGTATCGATAGTTTCTGCAACTACTTCATCCGCTTCTACTTCAACGCCTTCTTTACGAACTTGAGCATACATGCTTTGTAGGTCAGCTTTAGACTGTCCTTGCATGTAGTCAACCATCGCACTAATTACACCAGCTTTAGTTTTTGGTGTAGGTGGGGCGGCTTTAGTAGTAGCGTCAGCAGCTTTATCCACGGATGCAATAGATTCAGGTTCAGTAGTTGCCTCTGGATCTGGTTTGCCCTTTGGAGCAGGTGCTTGTGCTTCTTCGAGAGTTTCCTCCACGATTTCGTTATCAATTTCATCGTGAAGTTCAACTTCGACTTTATTTTCTTCAGTCATAGTGACTCCTTATATACTAGATTTGATTAACGAGAGGAAATTTTTAAACTCACGAATTTGCACTTCTGGACGAAACGCTTTCGGTGCGGTTTTAATTTCAGTCTCTATATCTTCAATAATCTGAGGTTCCAAAATGCCGTTATTCCAAACCCAATCTACACCTTCCATAATTCCATTGACGAAAGCATCTGGTGCAGATGGATCTTGTACGATATCTACCGTACTAAGAATAAAGTCGTCTTTGACGTACATAGCGCCATTTCTTTGTTCCAGACTTCCCATACCACGAGTTGACACACCCAATTGTACACCACCATCAAGGAGACCTTTAACAATCTTACCCATTGGAGTATCCAATATTTGTGCCTTTCCTACCACATCATTACCTTCGAAACGAAGATCGGTGATGAGGTGAGAAACTTTATCTAAGTTAACGGTCGGGCCTTCGGGATGATTTAATTCCCCTACCGCACGTTTCTTAGAAACTTGTTGATCGACATATGTACCCACTGCCTTTTCCATAATAGGTTTTGGGTATATACGTCCATTTCTGTTCTTTGATTCTGTTTGAATGAAGATTCCTTCAATGACGTAATTCTTCTCGCCATTTTCTTTCTTCTCTACGATACACTCAAGATCGTTTTCTTTAAATTCGCTAATTAACTTCATTTGATTTTACCACCAAGTGATTTTACTGTAGTCTTCAGCGTCTTCAATGCCTCTGACTCTTTCTTGAAAACATCTAGTTTGTCACCGTCAATATAAACACAGAAACCCTTTGGTTCCTTTACGATAACAACTGGTACTTTAATAGATCCAGTAGTTTTAGCCGAGTACACGACCTCACCCTTATACTTGGGCGATTTTCTCTCTCGGATCTCTTTAAATGTTTTCACTACAAGTATTTTCCTTTTACGTACATTTATTTATACAAATGAAGTTTTTTATAATGAATTAATCTAAGTCTTCTTCGGTTTCGTATTCCACGTCATCGTGGTCTTCTACCGTTTCTGCTTCTTCGAAACCGTCATCTTCGTCATCTTCGACTTCTTCGGTCTCAGCTTCATCGAATGATAACTCTTCAACTTCTTCTTCAGATGGTTCCCCACCGTTGAACATGTTGTTCGCTACAGCTACTTTCTCTGCTTCAATTGCATCATCAACTTTACTACTCAACATATCATTGAATAGGTCAGATGCATTATTAAAGTTTGATGCTTGAATCGCATCAACAAAGTTGCTTAGATTCAGTTCCATTTGAGTTGGTTCTGGTGGTGTTTCAACATCCACTGCATTTTCTACTTCACTCATTATTTTCTCCTATATTAAAATTCATCTTCATTACCTGTCTCTGCATTCGACTCAATTGCAATCTGCTTTAGAATATTCTCAACTTCATCTTCTTGCATTTGTAATACATTCTTCCATACCCATTCTTTAGAGAAGTATTCACCGACATACTGAGATACTTGATCCATAGTCTGTAAACGTTCTCTGAGTACTTCTGCCTCTTTAAGTTCTGAGAAGTGGTTGTCTTTTATGTAGTCAACGGTTATATCGTTTTTCCATGTTTCCCAGTCTTGTTCAGTACATACACCCTTCAATACTAATTGTTTCTTTAGGATGTTCAAGAACAAGTTAGAGAAACGTTTTCTTAAACGATCAATAAACTTCTGGAACTTAACTTCGTCTCGGTTGATCTCTGTTGCACGACCTAGAGAGAACTGTGCCTCTTGTTCTAGACGTGAAAGAGGTACATTCAACGAACGATATAATCTCTTCTGGAAGTAAACGATATCATCAATCTGACCAAGGTTCTCACCGCCAGGCAGAGTAGATATCTCTGTACCTCGGCCACCTTCTTTACGAGGTAACCAGAAGTCTTCCAACATAGACATATGTTTACGGTCATCTTTCAATTGACCTGTGTTCGCATCGTATACTAACTTGTTTCTATAACGAGACATGATGTCTTTCATGTGTTTCTCTGCCTTTTGTGGAGGCAAGTTACCCACATCGATATAGAATATACGTCTTTCAGGCGCACGTGCAAGACGGTAGATTACTAGTGAATCTTCCATCATACGTAACTGGTTGATAGGTTTGATCGCTTTGTGTAGGAACGATACTACACGTTTCCTAGACGGATCAAGTAAACCAGACGTGACATACGATACTGAGTCTGGACTTAGTTTAACACCAGACTGTTGTCCTGCTTTCTCTTGGTAGATATAAAACTCATCTACCTTATCTACGATCTTCGCACTAGTTACAGGATCTTTCTTATACTTAACTTCTCGAACTTTACGCATCTTAGCTGCATCGATAGGACGGATCTCTTGGATACCCGCCTTCATGTTCGATTCGTTCACGACTAAGTGGTGATAGATTCTACCATCTACATACCATGAACGGAAAATATCGTGACCTAATTCACTGAAGTTCAACATTGAACATACATTGTCAAACTCTTCAACGATGGTCTTTTTAATTTTGTCAGATGCTTTTACGTTATCGAGATCCAGTTCAACTGGTGCTTCCATTTGGGAACCAGAGACAGACTCATTAATGATATCTTCGATAGCTGCATCGACTTCAGGATGTTGTGCAACACCCCTATACTTTTGAATTTGTTGTGTGTTATCTTTAGCGTCCGCACCGTCCATATCGATATATGAACCAAAGTGGGAACCAGAGGCAGTAACGTATCCTGCTCCATCGGGATCAGCCGTTGGAACAATAGATGGAAGTTTTTCTTTGGGTTTATTCGTTGCTCTTTTGATTTCAAAACCAAAGAGTTTCAATCCGTTATTGTCTTCTGCCATATAATAGAACCTTTTATAATAAAGTGGTAAGGGGATAATTCCCCCTACCACTCATATGTATACTAGAATTAACTAGTAGTATTTGACTCCCAGTACTGGATAGCAAATTCTACTGTGAACTCTTCGATCGCATCGTTAGTCTCGTAAGACAACGCAATTTCACCAATGTTAGTTGGGAAACATCCACGGAAGTTGTATGTTTTCAATACATCTCCGTTACGATCTAATTGATCAACAGAAAGATCTGCTTCGTAATCTACAGGGTTGTTTAAACCAGTATTAGCACTGTGTGCATTAATACCGTTCATCCAACGTTCCATAGCATCACGTACACTGAAATCAGTATCATTGATAATGGTTACAGTCCAGTTTGCAAAGGTACGATCGCCTGCAATCTTCAATTGACGACCACGGAACGGTACAGTTACCAGTGCCATTTCTGACACAGGTAGAGCTGCTGTCTTACACAAGAATGATGATAGTTCTACATCACCACCAGCGTAAGCAGGAAAGTTCAATGTTGCCTTGAAGAGATTGGGACGAGCACCGCCACCACGGAGTTTTGATTTAAAATCATCTACGCCTAATATTGCCATTTTTATCTCTCCTTACCTTATACCGTGCCAACTACTTCTTCAAACTCAACACCAGTTCTAACTGCAACGAAGTTCAACGTTACGAAGTTAATAGAACGGGCGGGTTTGATGAAGATTGAAGCGATAAATTCATTACGATCAATAACTGCTGGAGTATTGTTTGTTTCGTCACAAACAACTCTGAAGTCAGTGATCCCCCTACGACCTTGTACTTCACGAAGTAAAGGTTCTACGATGTTTGTAAATTCAGCACGAGTAAACTCATCGTTGAATTCAAACATTACGTTCTTAGCTGCACGGGCAATCGCTCTTTCAAGTACAAGGAACAATCTACGAACGTTAATTCGATCGAATGCACTTGGACGAGATTCAAACGTCTTGTCACCGAAGAGGATTACACCAGAGCCAGGAATATTGGCAATTGGGTTAACCCCTGCTTTATACAGAGTATCTCTCTGTGTTTTATTTGGATTGCTTATAATGTCAGTTACACCTAAGTAGTTACCTCGTCTCTGACCAGCAGGAGAGAACCACGGAGCTGCGACTGCATCTGTACCAGCGAATAGACCAGCGGTACTAGAGTTAGCAGGTATATTGACATAAACATCGTTGTACTTGTCATAAACCTTCAACCAGTTATTATCGATAACTAGGTATGAAGAACGAGTACAACCACTCGCAAACGAAGTAGTACTAGTTACAGGTGATGTTCCTGTTACTATACTCTTATCAGGAGAAGTTGTTACGACACAATCTTTACGACCTACTGCAACACTTACAAGATCGTTTACAACGGTATTACCGTTAGTCTTGTTTGCGTGAGCAGGAGCAATTAACATATCTACTTGTACAGTTTCTACATCTTCGAATAGATCAAAACCAGTAGCATACTCGCTAGTAGTTAATGCGCCAGACTCGCCACCGCCACCAAGTTTAATCTTGGAGACCGCATCAGTCCAACCACCAAATCCTAATGAGTAATCTTGTGCAGAATCTACATCAGCAGTATCACCAATATGGACACCCATATTCAAGTGATCTGTACCAAATGCAGAGTCATCACCAAAGTAATCATTCCAAACATAGTTTGAACCATTGTTCAAAACGGTTGAAATATAAGAAGGTGTTCCGTCAGATGTTTTAGCATCTTTCAGAATAGAAACGTGTGGGAACGTTTCGAGAACAGTACCTTTTGTTCCAGAAATTGCACCAGTACGATCGATAACAGCAACGTGCATTTCATCGTTTGATGAAGTACCGTTGATACCAGCGAGGTAAGGTGATGTGCCTGGAGCCTGATCAAACTCACTAGCATATGTCCAAGCGTCAAACGCTGAGTCTAGTGTGTTAGCAGGGCAGAAAGATACTTCTAGTGCGTTACCTAATGCACCAGCGTACTTAGCAACGAATGAACCAGTCTTGTTACCAGCATTGGTGCCAAGAGCAAGTGTATCGAAGTGTGTACGGTTCTTGATGAGGATTTGTTCACCAGCAGAGTCAGCAACTGCTTCTAGTACATAAGAAGAAGATGCGTTTACCGCTGTGTCCGTTACCTCACGAACCACGTATAGAGAGTTAGAGTACTTCAAAAATGAAGCAGCGGACAAAAAGTCCACATTGTTTGTTTTATCGGGAGCACCGAAGACAGACACCAGACCACTCTCATCGGCTACTAGCGTGCGTTCTTCAACGGGCCCCCATCTGAAATTCCCTACAAATGCGCCAGTAGAGGAAGTCACACTTGGCACTACACCTGTGAGATCAATCTCTTTGACTACAATTGCGGGAGAAGCTGATGTTGCCATAACTTTATCCTTTTTTTATCGGTTGCGAATTATATGTTTATCATTATACGAATTTTTTTCAATACTAGTATTTATACTTTTCAGTATTTTACCACTCATGAACACCTACCGTACCATGTAAACGATCTACCCAATCTTCCATCGACTCATCTTCCTGTCTCATAGAGGCTTCCCTTTCTATGTGTTCTGATCCATCATCAATGAATCCAGCAGGAGGAACATCGTTTTCGATTTCTCGCATCTGTTCTTCAAACATCATCTGTTTGAGGTTAATATCTGTCATGTCCGCAAAGAATTGGGTAGATACAAAATATCCGAACATGACCAAATTCATCATAAGATCATCGTGGTTGCCGTCTGAGGCTTCGTAAGACTGTCCCTTACCCACGAATGTACTGATCTCCATGATAGTGTTTTCGTCAACGACTTCTAGTTTACCTTCTTCAAGTATATCCTTGATGGCAGTACAACCTAATCGTTTGGTTTTGCGTGTCATTTCGACACCAATAGAATCTGATTTCACCGCTGATGACACGAATACATTCTCATATTCTAGATCATAATATAGTCCATTACATACAACTGTACCTTGATCATTTGACTCAATTACCACATAGGCATCGTTGTAGAGAGATGAATACTTATATATAATATTAGGAAAAAGCACAGGCGATATAGAATTATTGCGATAGACGGCAACCTGCTTGAACGGTTTCGTGCTAATGTCGATAACGTTAAACGTAGAATAGTCCTGTCCTCTTCCCTTCGATACGTCAACACAAACTAGATACTCATGATCTTTTTGTGGTTTATCGTAAACTAGGAAGTCTCCGCCATTGAGATGTTCAATGGGGTTTTTAGCACGTAGGGATAATAAAGTTTCTGCGTTAATTAAAGTATCACCTGTTCCAAAAAAGGTGTTACCAAATTCTTGGTCGAACTGTAATTGT